GTAGAGTGTAAACCTCTTGACATTATATAACCTCAATAAAATCTAATTCGTATCTGTAAAATGCGTCTTGTCCCACTGTAAACTCTTGTACATCATTTTTCAATGCTACTGTGAATGGAACACTATCATAAGTTACTGCTTCGTTATTAGCTAATGCAGTTGTTAATGGTGGCTCTATCGTTACAGTTGCCGCATTACTTGATGATGTTACATCACTTATAACCATATAAACTTTATCGTGTGAGGCAAACTTTATAAAATCTCCTGCTTTAAATCTTCCTGCACCATCAGCACCAAAAGCGTCCATAGCAATAGTCGTGTCAGCAACAGCGTGTACTCCGTTTACCAATACTGATCCTGCTTCTGTGCCTAGTGAATCATCTATAATTGGTGGCGTATAAGTAAATGTTCCCTTACGACCTCTTTGTGCAGTAATAAACGCAAAGATCGGAGCAAAACTTGCTCTAGTCATTGGCGGAAACGATACTGACATTTCCCATCTTTGATTTTGTAATTGTCTTGCTTGTCTACGACCACTAATAGAGGTTGAAACAATAGTTGTTTGATTGCTCTTAATGTTAATGCCATTAGATATTGGGCTTGTAGGAAATGCACCACTCATACTAGAGCCGCCTGACCTTTGTTATTCAAAGCTGAGTTAATCATATTTACAATCTGTCCTCGTCTTGTATCTAGTAGATTTCCAAATGATTGTGCGTCTACTGTGGTTATATTAAAGTTTACTGTTGCACCACCACCACCAAGTTGATGATTGGGTGTAACTGATCCTGCGGTGTTAGGTGTAAAGAGTTCTGGACCCTTTTCTCCAACTAAGAATGGACTGTTCGGTAATCTTGCTCCACCAAACTGTGCAGGTGGTTGTTGTGAAGCTATTGTTGCAACTTGTAATGCACCCATAGCACCTATCGCTATTGCCATCGGTATTCCAAACATTCCGCCTTGTGCTAATGCCTTAGTAACACCTGCCGCAGTATTCATTATAGCCTCACCAATATTTACTGCTTGGTTTAATCTAAACATTTTTTTGTTCATCTTAGCGGCTTCTTGCAAAGTAGCTCTAGCACTATCTTTAACAAACTTACCTTTTTCTTTTTCAGTCATTCCTGCAATATCTATTTCTTGGAATTTACCTGCTTTAAAATGGTTAATGTTTTGTTGCTCAAACGCTTTACGCTTATCTGCTTCTGCTTTATAAATAGCAGTTACTTGTTTTTGGAAGTTATCTTCCATAAGTAATTGAGTAGAAATTAATTCTTCCTTTAAAGCAATTTCTTCTTCTGATAATTCTCTACCTCGACCTAATACTGCATTTGCTTTAGCTTCATTTAATCTATTTAATTGCTCATCTACTAATTCTTTTTCTTTAATGTTTTTTTCAATCAATAGGTCTAATTCACCTTTATTGGCTTGTATAATACCCTCTAAACTTTTACCTTTTGTAATTTGTTTTCTATCAGGTTTAAATCCTGATGCGTCTGCTATAGTAGGTCTGTTTTTAATAAAATCTTCTCGACTAAAAGCTATTAATCTTTTTTCAGCTAATTTTAATTCTGCTTCTGCTAATACTAATGCTTCTTTTTTTCGTTTTATATTTTTTGTATGTCCACCTTCTTCTGCTTCTTCTAATGCTTTTACTGCGGCTTTAACTTTGTCTGTGGCGTCTATTCTTTGAAATAGTGCTTCTGTTCCTGACGAGGGAGCAGAATCAGCAATAGCATTTTTTAATGCTTGAAACTTTTTAGTCAGTAACACTACTGCGGCTGTAAATACAGCTATACCACCAAATATAATATTTCTTTTAACAGCACTATTAAAGACAGTCATAGCTCCTGTCATTCCCATAATAGCCGAAGTTATACCTACAAATACACTAGCTAATTTTAATGCAATAATACCTGCAAAAACTGTTAAAACAGTATCGGCATTATCTTTAAGAGATTTAAACATCTTAGCTAATCCCGTAACTGCAATAGATAAAGTTTTACCTATCATAATTGCTAGTTTTTGTGTTGATCTAGCGTTATCTTCAAAGAATTTATTTAAGCTACCCATAGCTTGTTTAAGGGTGGCAAAGAATGTTTCGTTAATTTGTTGTTTAAAGGTGAATAACTTATCACCAATCATTGAAACAGTACCCTCAAAAGTTTCAGCTAATGCGTCAGTAGCTTGACCAAATCTTCCACCACCACTAAAGACATCTTCAAAGGCTTGAACAGTTTCTTCAATAGATACTGTAGCACCTTGTTGAAAACCTAATAAACTTCTAACACCTTTTTCTCTAAATACATCTGCCGCCGCAATACCACCACTAAAGGCTCTTTGTATTTGACTAGCTGTAGTTTGAAAATCTAATCCTGTAACAGCCGCAACATTACCTGTAATTTCTAAGATACGAGATAAATCTGCGGCATCTTTAGATACAACAGCTAAGTTACCTGATGATCTTGCAATTTCTTCTAAGCTAAATGGAACTCTACCTGCAAATTTTGCAAGGTTATCAAATGCAACTGCACCCTCTTGAGCAGAACCAAATAAAAATTTAAATCTAACTTTTAAACTTTCAACTTCTTTGCCTGTTTGTACTAAGTTCTTAATTAATAGACCTGCACCTAAACCTAAAAAAGCATTACGCAAATTAAAGACTGATTTCTTTAAACCATCAAGACCTTTTTTCGTAGTGTTAATAGCACCTTTGGTTTTATCCTTTGCTACTATATCTATATTTACTTTTTTAGTCATTTATCTCCTAGACCTTGCTTTTTGCATATTCATTTGTTGTTGCTGTTTAGCGTTCTTATCTTCTAAGAACACAACCCAAGATAACAGTTCTTCAACTGTGAACTTTTGTACCTGATGTATTGGAATTTTTAAATAATCGGCTAATTGAACTATAGTATTATAGTCATAGTCGTTTTCTATTTTTTTTTAATATCGTCTTTTGTCGGTGTGACCATTAACCAAGTTGCAAGATCAGCAACTAAGTCAGGATCAGCTCTTTTCATTAGATGTTGTTTATGTTCAAGGGTAAATAAATTTTTACCTTGCTCATCTAATGCTAACTCAATTAATACATATGCCAACCCTGTGATTGTATCAATTTCCATTTTCTTTAACAACTTACCTTTTTTTTCTAATGTTAAAGGCTCTTTATAAACTGTTAAATCCCAATCCTCAAAGTGTTTGCTTTCGCCTGTGCTTAAAGAATTAAAATGGTCTTTGATATTATCTATTGCTGACATATGTATTTTTTACCTTAAATTTGATTAATTGTCAAATTATACTGTACCTCTAGTAATAGCACCATTAATTTGTGCTGATATAGACATTCTAATAATATCGTCCATAGTTACTGATAGTGAATTACCTGTTACGATTGCAGGTACAGTGTAGAAATAATCTCCACTAGTTGCACCCTCAGGGTATAACAATAAAGTAACGCCCGTTGCTTCTTGTAGAACTATTTGACCATTAGAGTCAGTTTCGTCCCACATACACTCTATAGTTACTGAGCCACTTTTTCTACTTGTTTCGTATGTTTTATTTGTATCAGACAGTTGAGTTGATTCAATTACATCTGCTGTAGTTTCTAAAGTAAACGCTGTTACCTCTGCTACTACATTTGATCCTATTTTTACTACTCCTGCTGAGCCTGTATGTACTGCCATTTTATTCTCCTTGTTCTTCTGTTATAGATTTAGTTGTTGTTTTTTTCTTGGGTTTTGAAGATTCAGTAGTCCAACCTTGCTGTGCGTACTCATCTTCTTGGTTATCCCAAACCTCAATAGTATCTCCATCTTTATTTTGAAGTTTTATTTTTTTTGCCATATTTTCTCCCTGTTGGTTTCTTAGCTTCAGGATTGTTATGCTTATGCACCCAACCATCTTCTAAAAATTTGTTTGGATTATCCGTTAATACAGTCAATCCGTTTTTTATTAAATAAACTTTATCACTCATTATGGTGTTCCTTGTGTGAATTTATAGAAGCACCTTACAGTCATAATTATACCACCATAAGGAAATATACTTCCCTCGTCTGTTTCTACAGCAACTAATTGGGTATCCAATGCGTTACCTGATCTAGTTCTGTCACTATCTAATGCTGTCTCAACTGTGGTTACTAACTCATTCCGTTTAGTATCTATGTTGGTTGTACTTGCACTACCATTGGTAACAAAACCAAATATTCTAAAATCAATCGTGCCTGTGCGAGTAATGTTGCTATTCTTAATAGAAACATCTTCTCTAGTCTCATCAGCAGTCTGTATATAGACCGCAGGAAACTGTTGTTGGCTCAATTCATCTAATTCAAAAGGCTCTCTTGTTACCTTGCCGAATGTTATCGGACTGCTAACCGCAGTAAGGGTTGTAACAATGTGAGCCGCAATATCTTCTCGTTCACTCATAATCTTAATTCTCGTTCAAATGTTTTTCTAAATATATCTACTGCTTTATCTTCTTCTACTCTATTAACACTAAAGAATGGTCTACTTTGATCGTTAAAAAATGCTTTTATATTTTGTGTTCGGTTTGGAAAGAACACCTGACCTTTAGTTGATGATAGTTTTTTAAAACTCATATTGCCTAACATCTGACCGCTAAAGAATAGATTAGGTGTTAATGAAGCACCTCGTTTAGCTCTAACTTTAGCATAGCCTTTAGAATATCTTTTAAATCCACCACCATTAACACTCTTGCCTTGTCTAGTACGATCTTTAATAGCGTTCTGTATAAATACCGAAGCTCTAGCAATACCTTTAGCACTAGCACTTGGTACTTTTCTTTTAATCTTATCTAATGCACCTTTAACCGCAGTAACATTAACTTGTAGATTAACTGTTACCACTATCTAACCAATCTTAAAGCGTGTACTGCAACTTTTTCAGCGTCAGTAATTGTGCTGTCATCATTAGCATCATACTCAACACCATCTCTTAGAATATCTGCAAATTCATCTTCATACATAGTTCGGTAATAAGATCCCATTTGTTGGAAGCGATCTTCATCACCTTGTGAATTAAACTTAGTTAGCGCAGGGCAAATATAATACCCCAATGTTCTATAAACTGTGGCTCTAGTCCACTGTGTGTCAGTTAGTAATGTTAAATCAATCTCTATGCCACCTGCGTAGCTTCTATTTCTTGATTGGTTACTGTGATATACTGACCACCATTTGTTTCTAATATCTCTTTGTACATCTGCTATTGCGTTAG